GGTAAATGGAAAAGTACTAACACATGGAGTGTAGAGTGAACGCTAAGCGAGAGTTAACTGACCAACAGGAGAGATTCCTAGAAGCATTATTCGGAGAAGCCAAAGGTAATTACTCAGAAGCTCTCAGGATTGCTGGCTATTCTCCTAATCTCAGGAAGAGAGACATCCTTAAGTCTCTTGGTGATGTTATTAAAGAGATGACTGTACAGGAGTTCCTGATCAAGGGGCCTAAAGCCGTATCACATATTGATAACCTCCTAGATAATCCTAATACCCCAGGGGCTGCTATCATTCTACAGGCTGCTAAAGAGATTCTTAACCGTTCTGGTGTATCTGACTCAGAGTCCTCAGTTGGTAAGACTGGTGCTAAAGTATTCATCATGCCAGCTAAGGGTAGTACTGTAACGATTAGTAATACACAACCTATAGACGAAGAGGACTAGGCGCTAATGTTCGGAAGTGATAAAAGATCAGGGTTTCTTTCTGGTGTAACTGGTGGACTCAAGACTGCTAAGAAGAAGAATGTCTCAGCTCCTGTAAGTACCCCAGCCCCTAGGCAAGCAACACCTACTTCAACAGCTACCCCTGCTGCTACACCTACACGTACTCGTCGGCCTGCCCCTAGTATTGTTCGAGGTGGTGCTGCACCTGCAGGTACTGCTACCCCAGGAGTCTCAACTGCTAATAGTGGTACTGGTTATATGAAAGCCACCCCAGGTATTCAAGCTCAGATTGGACGAGCAGTAAACCTAGGTCAAGGTAATAATCTTAATGCACAAGTGACACCAGGTAAATGGTTCCAAAAGTTCCGGTAGGCAATCAAGCTAATTCTAATACCCCTAAGACTATTCCGTACGTAGACGTTAACTACACTTTTCTACCTTATCAATTAACCTCTAATCGTTACCTTCCAAGTATCAAAACAGGAGATAAATCTGATGGCCAAAAAGAAGAAAATCAAGATGACATCGATGAAGGACAAGAAGGCGAAGGGAGGTAAATGCTAAAGATCGATTACCAACCTCGTAAGATCCACTCTGTTGTACCCTTTGGGTACTATACTAAAGATACGGATTCGAAGAATCCTCATGCTGCTACGCAGCTAACGGAAGGAGGTGATCCTGATCTACACCGAGAGGTGTCTCAAGGTACCAAAGGTACCGATCTAGCGTATCCTGATCCGGCAGTACTCTCTCTACTAGAGCAAGCCTTAGATCAACTGGATGCGGGCAACTCGTATAAGACTGCTTCTGATTGGCTCAATGCTCAGTTACTAGCTTTAGCTGAAAAGCAGACTCCTACTCATACCTATCTATCATTAATGGGACTCAAGAGACTCTGGGACTACTACAGACCAGATCATCCCAAGAAGAACTATAACCCTCCTAAACCCTTGGACCTTGAGCCAGGGGTTAATCTTTCTAGGAAAGAAGTTTCCATCCTTCGTAAGAAGCGAGAGCTGACTCAGGAGAGACGTAAACTAACAGTCCAGAGAACCAAGGTTAAGAGACAGGAAGCCCAGCTTAGCAATAAGAAGGAAAAGCTGTTTCGTCGTTATGGTAAGGTACGGGACAAGGGTGAGATCCAGGTTATCAAACTTGTAGAAACCTCAGCTCCTACTCCTGTTGAACCAGTAGTCTCCTATGCTACACCTGTAGAGTTTCTACCTCTAGCAACGCAGTTGCATGGAGCCTATGGCGGAATCGATCTTCCAGAAGATGATAATGTATTCTTTAAACCAAGTCCTGGTCCACAAGAAGCATTCCTTGCTGCTGATGAACGAGAAGTACTCTATGGGGGAGCAGCCGGAGGTGAACCTAAATCTTGGTTCTTACCGCCTCCTTTTGCCGTAAGGCATCAAAATAAATTCCGTGAACTGCTGGAATGTCCGAAAGGAAGAATCAGCATCCAAGCTTTTATTACGTGAGTAATGATTGAAGGTTCAGAGGCCATCCCGAAAGGGAGTAGCACTTAGGTGCGAAGCGCGGAACCCCTAGAAATAGGGTGAAGATATGGTCCACAGTATTAAAGAAACCGCTGTATAGCGAAGTACCAATAGCAGCTTGCTGCAGGAAGCACCTTTGGTGCGTAAGAGGTAGTCAAATGAATTATATCGTCTATAAAGCCACATCTCCAAGTGGTAGAATTTATATAGGTGTAACAAATAATTTCAAAAGAAGAATGAAAGAACACAACTCTAGTCCACACCCTTTTGGCCATGCTGTCAGAAAATATGGAAGAGAAAACTTTCATTACGAATTTGAAGAATTTGAAACATTAGAAGATGCATTAAACAGAGAAGCTGAATTAGTAACTATCAACGAAGTTAATTCTCGTAAATATTACAACACCTCTTTAGGAGGTAAACTAACTAACACTCTATCAAATAATAACCCAATGCATAATTCTGAAATACTTAAAAATCATCCGAATCTTTGGACAACTGAAAACAATCCTATGAATGACCCTGTCACAAAACAAAAAATGGTAGAGTCACAGAACAGGAAGAAAGTGTCTATTGATGGAGTGATTTACAATGGAGTAAGAGAGGCTGCAAGACAGCTAGATTCTTATAGACAATTCATAATTCATAGACTTAAATCAAATAACTTTCCAAGTTGGTACTATCTTTAATACTGTGGGTAAATCCTATGCTTTGCTGGCCGACCCTATGCGGTATTTCCATAACAAGAATTTCAATGGTCTCATAGTTCGTAGGACTACAGAAGAGCTACGTGAGCTAATCTGGAAGTCTCGGGAACTGTATCTTAACTACCATGAGGATTGTAAGTGGCATGACAAGAAGTCACAATGGACATTCCCTGCTGGTGGACATCTATGGATGACCTATCTCGAAAGAGATGAGGACGTTATGCGGTATGTCGGACAGGCTTTTAATTACATAGCCTTTGACGAGTTAACTGCACACCCTACTCCATTTGCTTGGAACTTCATGAGGTCTCGTCTGAGGACAACTGATCCTGAACTTCCATTGTTTATGAGAGCTACTACTAACCCAGGAGGTCCAGGTCATGGTTGGGTAAAGAGGATGTTTATTGATCCTGCTCCACCTAATACTTCATTTCCTGCTACTGATATTGATACCAACGCTGTACTCGCTTACCCAGAAGGACATGCCAAAGAAGGACAACCTTTGTTCTATCGTAGGTTCATTCCTGCTAAGTCGTCTGATAATCCTTATCTGGCCAGAGACGGTCAGTACGAAGCCAACCTGTTATCTCTTCCAGAGAATCAGCGGAGACAGCTTCTAGATGGAGATTGGAACGTAGCTGACGGCGCAGCCTTTTCGGAATTCAGAGCTTCTATCCATACCACCAAACCTTTTAACATTCCTAGCGATTGGTTAAGGTTCAGGAGTTGTGATTGGGGTTATTCTGAACGTCAGGCTACTGCTGTTCACTGGTATGCTGTTGATCCTTCTTCAGGGACTATTTATGTCTACAGAGAGTTATACGTTAACAAGCATACTGCTGTCCAAGTAGCTGATAGGATCAGGCAATTAGAGGCTGGAGAGAATATCTCTTATGGTGTTCTGGATCATAATGCTTGGGGAACTCATGGTAACATGGGGCCTACTCCTGCAGAGGAAATGATCCGTAGAGGTGTACGCTGGAGGAAGGCTGATAAAGGCCCAGGTTCCAGAATAGCTTCTAAGAACAGACTCCATGAGCTATTGAGAGTAGATGAGTATTCTGGTAAGCCAGGGATTGTATTCTTTGACACTTGCCGACAGATCATAGCAACACTTCCAATTCTTCCAATGAGTAAAGACTCAGATGACATCGACCAGAAGTTTGCTGATGACCACGCCTATGATTCTATTCGCTATGGGATTCAATCTCGTCCAAACACTTATCACTGGGATATTACTCCTAAGTATAAATTCAACCCTTCGGATTCTATCTTTGGGTACTAACTTACATCAAAGGAAAATAGATGGCAATTATTGACGCACCTTTAGACGAAGACTTTGTACCAGAAAAAGATGAGACAAAAGTTGTCACCCTAGAAGAGGCTAAGTCTAAGGGTAAGATTGATGAAGAGAATAACTCTTTATACGGTCTGGTAAACTATGTCCAAGGTAGATTCTCTAGGGCTAAGGCTAAGAGACAATATGATGAGTCTCGCTGGCTACTGGCTTATGATAACTACAGAGGCATCTATGGTCCTAGCGTACAGTTCCGAGACACAGAGCAATCACGAGCCTTCGTAAAGATTACTAAGACTAAGGTTCTGGCTGCTACTGCTCAGATGCAGGAGATTCTATTTGCTAATAACAAATTTCCTATTGGCATAGAACCCTCTCCTGTACCTGAAGGTATTGCTGAGTCTGTACACTTTGACATGAAGTCCCCTGAAGCTCAGATGAGTCAACAGACTGGTGCTCCACCTAAAGCTCCTGTTCAATCAGCTACTATCTCTCGGGTTGAAATCCTTAAACAGACTGGTTATCTACAGAACATCTTAGAGCCAGTAAAGGATCAGCTTAAAGAGGGTCCGGGTAAAACTCCTACTTCCAGTACTTGGGAACCAGCTAAAGAAGCTGCTCATAAGATGGAAAAGAAGATCCAGGATCAACTCCTAGAGTGTTCAGCTGACAAGAGTATTCGTTCGTTTATTTTTGACATGGCTTGCTTCGGTACTGGTGTATTCAAAGGTCCGTTCTTAGTCGAGAAGGAATACGCTAAGTGGAATTCCAAGGGTGTTTACGAACCTCTTAAAAGGAATTCAGCTGAAGTCTCCTATGTGTCTATCTGGGATGCTTATCCTGATCCAGACGCTAGGAATATGGCAGAAGCAGAACATTTTATTCAACGTCACAGATTGTCTAAGTCTCAGCTAAGAGAACTTAAGAAGCGTCCTAGTTTCCGTAAGGAATCAATTGAAGACGCTATTGCTAAAGGTGCTCTATATCAACCTGAGTACTGGGAAGATCATATTCAAGATTCTGGCCAACATGAAGACATTGATCGTTATGAGGTTCTGGAATTCTGGGGTGCTATTGATCCTAAGCTAGCAGAAGACAACAACTTTAAGATCCCAGAAGAACTGTCTGATAAAGATTCAATCCAGATCAACGCTTGGATTTGTAACGGTGTTGTTATCCGTCTGCTGATGAATGTCTTTACCCCAGCTCGTATCCCTTACTACATGTGTCCTTATGAACTGAATCCTTATTCCATCTTTGGTATTGGGATCGCGGAGAACATGGAAGACACCCAGCTACTTATGAATGGTTTTATGAGGCTGGCTGTTGATAACGCTGTACGTTCAGCTAACGTGATTCTAGAAATCAATACTACTAACTTACGTCCGGGACAGGATACTACTCTGTATCCAGGTAAAGTCTTTGAGACTGAAGCAGTCCAGCCGGGAACAACTATAAACGCTGTAGAGATTCCTAACAGGTCTCAGGAAGCAATGATGCTGTTCGATAAGGCTAGACAGTTAGCAGATGAAGCAACAGGTATGCCTAGTTATTCTCATGGTATGTCTGGTGTAATGTCTGTTGGAAGGACTGCTAGTGGTATGTCAATGCTCATGGGTGCTGCTAAAGAGAATATCAAAGCAGTAGTCAAGAATATTGATGACTATCTCTTAGTCCCCCTTGGTAAAGCAATGTTTGCGTTTAATATGCAGTTCAACTTTGATGCTGACTGTATTGGTGATCTGGAAGTAGTAGCTCGTGGAACAGAATCTCTAATGCGAGATGAAGTACGTTCTCAGAAACTTCTACAGTTCCTACAAGTAACAAATAACCCAAGTGATATGCCTTTCGTCAAGAGAGACTACGCTCTAAGGGAGATTGCTGCTAGTATGGATCTAGAGCCAGATAAGCTAGTAAACGATCCAAGAGAAGCTGCTGTTCAAGCTGAACTAATTA